ACGCAACAATTAAACCAGTCACAGCAGAAGTAATAAATAATCGAGAAAGCTACGATTTATACGTTAAATACTCAGATGGTCGTGATACTAGATGGGGGAAAGACATTAAAACCCTTAGAGGCGCTAAAAAAGTATTAACCATGTTGGCCAAAGAGCATAATTTAACTAAATCGACGGACGGCATGAAAGCATTTTTAGCAAAAGAGATGCAATCATGAAACAAGCCTACATAGCCAAACTGTACGAAGTTTCCCGGTCCGGTCAGCGTGAGCTGATCGACTGGGGTTATCTAGCCGCCGAAGATGATCCACGCCGTACCGCTTGGGTAATGTTTTCGATGCGACGCCGGATTAAGTCCTCCGACCGATTCCAACTTAGGTTGGCCATAGCAACGCCTACCGATTTAGGCATGACGGAGATCCCCCATGCAAGCTAAAGCCAAGCACTCGCCGGAGTTTTTAACCACGGTTCGACCACTCAACAACGACGAGCGCCGTTGGGCATGGGAGCGCCGTAAACGCAACCGGGCAGACAATAAAGCCGATGATATGCGTTATCTAGCCGTGTGGTTGATAGCCTTTGTGATCGGTGCTGCTGGCCTGTTTTGCCTAATGGCTTTCCCGCCTTGTCTGTGGATTTGGTCGGCCGAAGGCATCCATTGTATAAACTAGGAGACATGAAATGCGATTCAGAGTAACCGAATACATGATAGACAGAAAAGACGTTAAACCAGAGGATGCTAGATAATGTCCACGGATCCTATATCGAGATACACAATCTCGACGGATCGCTAAGGATCCCGCTAAACGAATGGCTAGGCGTCAAAAAGGCAGTAGATACAATCATCGAAGTTAATCAGGAGACGAACGATGCTAACTAAGAAACTAAGCCAAATCCAGCAACAGCTAAAAGCACCAAAGAGCCAATACAACACCTTTGGAAAGTACAAATACCGCAACTGTGAGGACATTTTGCAAGCCGTTTGTATTCTCGTGCTACAGGATGAAGTGGTCCAGATCGGCGAGCGGTACTACGTCAAGGCCACGGCATCTATCCGGGACGATGGCGCTATTGAATCGGCCACCGCATACGCTAGAGAGGAGGAGGTCAAAAAAGGCATGGACGGCTGCCAAATCACCGGGACGGCATCGAGCTATGCCCGAAAGTATGCGCTAAATGGATTGCTTGCCATCGACGATACAAGGGACGATGACACTCGCCCACCGGATGACAATACCGAATCAGTAAAGGCGATCAAGGCCGTTATTAAGACGCTAGACAAGGCCAAACAGGACGAAGTAAGCGCATGGGTAAACAAAAAGTACGGCAGTTTAGAGAAAATGCCCAGCGCCACACTGGACCAACTCAAATCGAGGTTAGTGGCATGATTGAGCAAAGATCGGCTGAATGGTTCGAGCAACGCTGCGGGAAGGTCACGGCCTCCCGCATTGCCGACCTAATGGCTAAGACTAAGAGCGGGTGGGGTGCAAGCCGAGCCAATTACAAAGCCCAGCTCATAGTGGAGCGGGTGACTGGCTGTGTAGCGGATAGCTATACAAACACCGCTATGCAATGGGGAATTGATACAGAACCCCAGGCAATAGCCGTGTATGAGGCCGTGAGACTGTGTGAGGTCGCCCCAGCGCCATTTTTCGAGCATCCTAGTATTACCCTAGCGGGTGCGTCCCCCGATGGCCTTGTGGGCGATTTGGGGCTGTTAGAGGTAAAATGCCCGAATACGGCCACACATATCGACACCATGCTCTCGGGAAAGATTGCCGGCAAGTATTTACTCCAGATGCAATGGCAGATGGCTTGCACCGGTCGGGAATGGTGCGATTTTGTGAGCTATGATCCGAGGGTAGGCAGTGAGTTGGCAATCTGGATAAAACGCATCGAGCGGGATAATGGAAAGATTGCGGAGATCGAGGCGGCCGTGGTAGAATTTATCAACGAGATCGACGAGACGGTCTCAAAACTTGAGCAAATGAAGGAGACATTATGAGCAACTACGAAACGAAAGACCTTACCGGCGTATTGTTTGCCAATGCGGGTCGGACCAAAGACACCCAGCCAAACGCTAAAGGATCGGCACTGATCGACGGCGTGGAGTATTGGGTGAGCGCTTGGACCAACACCTCTAGCAAAGGCGTTAAATATCAGTCGCTTAAGTTCGAGCGTAAGTCCGAAGTATTCGACAATAAAGCCGAGATGGTCCAGCACTCTCAGGACCTAAACGACGACGTTCCGTTCTAGGGGTCTGCTATGACTATTGAAAACAACACGCTAGAGTTTTCCGCAGACGATCGCATTTTGACTATTGCAGATTGTAATGGTGCGATAATTAGGATCCCGTTCGATGAATGGGAAAACCTAGTAAACACCGGAGACACGATTATCGGTAAAGCTCTCAAGGTCGAATACGATAAGCAAGTTTACAATAGGCGGGATGTCTCCCCCGTCTAGCGCCCTTCGGGGCGCACCTTTTTAGGCGAATATGCGCCAAATGGTCAGGCGCTTAATGTGATCAAGTTTGAGTTTGTCCAACACTCCCCGATTGGTGGTCGAGAGGCCACCCGCCTAATTTTCGCAAATAACCTCTAGCGTTGCTTCCATTTCCAGCGCCCAGTCAGTGAGCAAGCGCTCCCGATCCATCAAGCCCCAATAGACGTTATCCGCTAGACAATCCATGTCATCGGACATAATAACGGGCAATGGTGCGAGCTGTGGGACGTTACACTCCGGCTTAATCGTTATCGTCTTGGTACAACCGGCTATCACCAAACACCCGAGGACGATCCCCACTAACCCTAGCTTCACGCTGTTTAGCATCTTCTGAGCGTGCCTCATCGTATGACGTAGCCAACCGGTCCCGGAGTTTTCGCTCGGTATCGAGTACGGCATCAATGGAGTTAGCCCGTCGTTTTGCTTCGTCTCGTTCATTGCTTAACCTCGTGATCTTCCACTTTGCCCACACTGCTAGAGCCAACAACGCCCCGGCTATTGCTGCCCTGATTTTTGTTAATATCGTCATTCTTCACCCAATAGCTAACCACAAAAGTTAATAGCACCACGAAAGCGCCCTCGACACCCGGCGGTACATGAAAGCCTAAGGCCTCATGCACGATCCAAGCGGTAATTGTCACAATAGAGCCTACAAGCCCGCCCACTGTAACCTTGCGATCTGGCCTAACCACGGATAAGCTCCGCTATCTCAGACGCCCTAGAAGGGGTTTGGTGTGCCCATTTACTATGGAGAGCCTCTCTCGCTGCCTCTGGCCAATCTTTACGCTCAATAGCGCCCAGCATACGCTTAAAGCCGAAAAGCCCCGCTATGCCCAACTGGAAGGCCATAGACGCTAGGGCAATTTGTACCCGCTCTGGCAGATCGTCCCAATAGTCGATCGTGTGTTCTAATTGCTCGACGATCCGATCGATGTCGTTCTCTAGCAAATAGTCGATCTCGGGATCCGATAGACCTCCACCCCTGCGCTCATCGATCAACCGGCCAACGCCAATCGTCCAATAGCCCAGGTTGTCTTGGTAGGCGTGGGATACCTTGCCCTCATGTTCTAGGAGTAGCTGTTTTAATTGGCGTTTCATTGCACGCCTTTGGTAAATAGAGACCATACGCCATAACCGGCAGCGCTTAAGATACCCACGAAAAACATACCCAAAGCGGTAAGCGGATATTTCATGCTCGCCTGCCATTTGTTTAACTCCCGCACATGATCGGTCAAGTCTGCTATTGCAGCCCGTAGCTTTTCATTGTCTGCGTGGCGTTGTTTAGCGCCGGCCTCAAGTAGTGCTACTCTAGTCTCTATGTCCATTGGTTATCCTTGAAGGGCTGTGATTTCTAGTCGATTGGTTACAACTTGGCCAGATAAAAAGAAACTAGCAAAATCGTCGTAAATAATGCGATAGCGAACCGTCCCGCTTGGTGGTGCAGAATCTATAATAGTAAAGGTCTTGTCTAGGTTTACAGATGCGGTACAAATAACCGGATCCGGTGACTCTCCAAAGTCTTGGGTATT